TCTCCATAGGTTGTGCAGGTGCTGCATTAGCATTTACTGCAGTCTTGGATTGCTTAACGTCCTCTTCCATTGCTTGTAAGTTTTTGTCACTAGACATTTGAAGTTTCTCCGATTCTCGTAAATTGTGAAAAAATCTATATTTATTTATAATATGAGACTTTACAATGAGTTAATAAACTCATTGAAGAGATCTAATTTGTTCTCTTCTAGCCTTTTTTGATCAACTAAAGTGTTGATTCTTCTCTTTGCATCCGATGCAAATTTCTCTTTGAGTATGCTTCCTTCCCATACCCATTCCTTTCCTTCCATAATTCCCTCAACAAATGCATCGGGAGCAGAAGGATCAGCAACTATATCTGCTGCTGTTGCTAACATAAAGTCTTCACCAACAACATTAAATCCCTCTTTGGTTTGCTTCAATGAACCAATACCACGAGAGGAAACACCGAGTTTTACACCTTCTTCTATAAGATTAGATGCAATTTTACCCATTGGTGTATTCAAAATTTTTGCTTTTCCAATAAAATTAGAACCACTTTCTTTTAATGATACAATCTTGTGTGAAACACGATCAAGATTAACAGTTGGGCCATCAGGATGACCTAATTCCCCAAGTGCTCTACCACTTACAATATTAGACTCATTATATCTTTCAACCTCTTTGCGAAGTGTCTCCATTGGATACATTCTACCGTTACGGTTTTTGATATTACCTTGAAGGAATATACCTTCTATAAAAAGAGATTTTTTACCTCCTTTTGATTCAGTAATAATGTTTACCGATTCAATTTCTTCTCTTATGAGTTTCATTTTATTCCGAAACTAATATTGCATTAATAGTTATTTATAATTACTCTGCGTCAGATGCCTCTGGAGTCCTATCAGCACCAGAAATTACATCAGCAGCATCCGAAACTGCTTGATCTACAGTCTCTTGATCTTCTGGAGTTGATCCAAAAGTAGAAGCTGCTACTGAACCTTTAACACCGTCAATTTTTTCTGCTGATTTTGCAAAAAGAATATCCTTGATCTTATCGCTAATATTGGATGGAGACTCATCAGAAATGATCATATCCATTAAGTTGTCTTCCATGTTAAATCAAAAACATATATAGTCCTAATATTTATATCTCTCCACCAGAGGGAATATCGGCAGAATCAGTAGCCTGTGCCTGTTTTTCTAAGTCTGGTTCCATAATTGGAGCTCCCAAATTATCTAATGGTTGTCCAGTTTCAGGATCAACTGGAGCCATTGGATCAGGTATAACACCATCTGCAATTTCTTTCTCCATAATCTTATCCTGCTCAAGAATCTCTTCATCAGTCTGTCTTAGAAGTTTTCTTCTTACCCAATCTTGAGAATAATATCTTCCAACATATGGTTCTGCTGCTGTTGCAGCTGCCATTCTTTCATTAAATAACTCAGTTTCTTTTAATTCTGAGAAGTGATTATCATATAAGAAGTCATACTGTATATGCTCACTCATTACTTCCCAGTCCTCTGGGGTAATAATATTCTTAAGAAGTAATTGAGTTCTTAACATATCATTGAACAAATGAGAGAATCTCTTTCTCAAACGTCCAACAAATTTACTGAATTTTAATTCATCTCTTAGTATTTCTGATGATCTACCCATATTAAAACCACCATCTCCTTCGATTCTAGAGATAGGAACATTAAGTGACTTGAATAATTTCTTCTTAAAGTATTCAATATCAGTAATTTCACCTAAGTTTTGTCCACCAGGTAATGTAGTAATCTCTGTTCCTCTACCACCTTCTCTTCTTGGAAGCCAGAAATCTTCCAACATTGCCATATATTTTTTATCATCACGAACTTCACCAGTGTTAGCATCATATACTAACTTATTTCTATAACGAGACATGACATCACGAAGGTATTGTTCTGCCTTAACTTTAGGAAGATTACCTACATCAATATAGAATATTCTTCTTTCTGGTGCTCTTGATAATCTGTATATAACAAGACTATCCTCAATCATTCTTAATTGATTAAGTGATTTAATTGCTTTTTGTAAGAAAGATAAGGTATTACCTTTATTTCTATCAACTAATCCAGAAGTACAGTAAGCAATGGAATCTTTAGTCATCTTAATTCCACCACCAGCAGCTCCACCTCCACCAGTAGGATATCCTGCTTTAGGATTATAAATGTAATATTCTTCTATTTCAGGCCAATCATATTCCATTGGATTATCATTAAGCTGAACTGGATTCCTATATCTATCTTCTTCTTTCTTTTTTTGCTGCCTAACATAACGCATTTTTATTGCGTCAATATATCTTAATTCCTGTATTCCTTCTTGAGGATTTTTTAAATCTATTATTTTATGATAATAAAGTCTACCATCTACATACCAATTTCTGAATATCTCATGTGCTTTCTTATCAAAATCTAATAAATCTTTGATATATTTAAATTCTTCTCTAAGTTTTTTCTTAATACCATCACTGGCATTTAAATGATCTAAATCCAATTCTACAGGACTATCATTTAAATCTGAAACTATTGCTTCCTGAATAACATCTTCAATGGCACTATCACATTCTGGATGCAATGCCATCTCACGATATCTTCTAATTAATTCATATTCTGTCTTATAGATTCCCTCTATATCAACATAAGAACCAAAAAATCCACTACTTAAATAGTAGTCAACCCCGTCCTCCTTATTTGGAGGTACGGGGGAAACTGTAGTGG